ATCTTTGCCATCCCTATTGCTGCGGTGCGAGCCCGCAGGTGCTTGCTGGACCACCTGGCCGCACCACCAGGCTACCCGCACCTCAGCGCAGCCACCGAGGTACTGAAGACCAGTTCTATGGTCTGCTGCAGAACTGGTCCCCATGCCATGTGAGCAATAGCGGGTCTTTAGCTTGTAGCTGGCGCCCCGCCACCACGCCGTGCCTATAAGTTAACGGGCCGGCACTGCCCGGGTTTCAACGAGTGCCCCACACCACTAGGGCCCCCTGCTGTCAGCGTATTACCACCCAACGTGAAGCTCTTGCCAAACCGGTTCTAGCATGGACATGGCATACCCCGCCTTTCGGACATCTAATTCGGTCAACTTCCTTGCAGCACTGGGTGGTCCGGAGCCTGACAAGCAGGACGACGGTTTCACGAATAGACCACCACTTACATGCCTCCCAGCCATACACCTCTGATTGGGTTGACGGACTCGTCACTATTCACGGAGGAGTTTGGTCGGGCATCGCCTTCCTGGTATCCATAAAACAGCACCGTTTACCTGTACCTGCAATGGGCATCTCCTAAGAGGTCATCATATGTAAACTAATGCACAGCTGGCTGCTGTGCAAAAGAATGCACGGCCCATTGAGACTCGGATCCTACCCGGTCTAAAGGCAACTACAGGGGTGGAACTGACCGCTCGTAAACGGTTGGACTCCCATTCCGCCGAATACCCTTCCACACCGCTCACAAAGGCGGCTCTGCCCCGTGACAGGCCCAGCCCCAATCTCGGGTTCTGGTTGGTCCTCGAGGACCTTTCTGTCGCTACTCACCGGGCCACCAAGGGGTGTGGATCATCGCACTAATACAACCATGAAGTAGGCTGCAGATCCTTTCACCACCCGCTACCAGAGGCCGTCCCCGCCATACAGCGTACAACACGCAGCGTGGCACTCCGAATGCGGGACGAGTAAGGCAATGGCGGACTTGCTAGCCAGCACCTGGGTACCCCGTAACAACGGGTTTTACAACGGGTTTATCCCTGACCCAATGGTGCTATGGTGGAGCTACCTTTCATGGTACTCTTACAACGGGGCGCATCCCCTTTCCACATGGCTAGCAGCGGTCTGCACCACTACTCAATCGCGCATCCACCCAAACGAATCGCCCAATAGTTCGAGTACAGCCGGGTCCCGCCCCCAACGAGGGTCAACGGGCACGCCCTCCCAAGAGCATGGAAATTCCAACGACTGTAGCTGCGCCTCTATTGCGATTTGGGTCACAGCGTCCACCCCAAATGCCCGTTTAAAGGACTCCCTGGATTCATCACTGACCTGGATCCCAGTCAGCTTCTTCCATGACTCCCCACCCACAACAGTGATGTATTCGAAATTTTCGGGTTCGAACTTTCTAGCGAAATTAACATCACTGAGTGCGCGGAGAGCTGCTAGGGCATAGGATTGTAAGACTGGGACACCCCGACTCAAAGCCAATTCACACTGTGCGACACACTTAAGTATAGGCAGACCCCCCCTGAGTTCACCATAGTGCCTATGTGAAACAAAAGCCCCCGACAGCACCTTTGTCCACTCACGCACCATGGTCCACTCACCGTCTACCTGTACCGGGGCTGACTGCCCGAATCGCACCTGCTCCATGACTTGAGTAGGTCTCTCAACCTTGGCTTCATGCCCAAATAGAGCGAAGGTCCTGGGAAGACCCTCAATCAAGGAAGTGGCTGCACCAGGTGACACGAAAAACAGACAGTTATCACCATCTGCGAGAATGTCACACTTGGCCCCGGGGCA